AGTTGAGCCATGTGCCGATGGCTTGGCTGAACAGGTTCGTCTTGTCCGAGCTGAGTGCCCATGAGCCCACGTCCTGGGTGCCCAGGAGGATGAAGTCTGCGAGCACCGTCATGGCGATGCGTTGGTCGTAGCGGGTGATGACGTCGTTGGTGTTGAACTGGCGGGCACCACCGGTGGACATGAGCCTGAAGTCGAAGATGAGCTTGCCGTCTGAGTTGTAGCCCATGGGGAACAGGCCGCCCTCGGTCTTGTCCCTGCGCACCTCGGTGACGAAGCGGCGCATGGCGGCGACCATGGACTTCTCGTCGTCGCTCGCTGAGTCCAGCAGGTACTCGAACGGCAGGAAGGCAACGGGGAGCCCAGCCAGGTCACGCTCGATGCCGATGCCCTCGACCTCTTCCATGCGTGTCTTGAAGAACCAGGGCCGGTAAGCGTTGCGCAGGATCGAGCGGCCCTCGGGGTTCTGCTTGGAGGACCGTGGCACGAGGTGTAGCGCCTTGCTACGGGGCAGGAACACGTCCTTGTAGTCGGGTGGTGCCAACTGGTTCCAGCCCGTGACCCGTCCGTTGGGCGTGAAGGACCACTCCTGCCATGAGTCCTGTGAGCGGATGGCGAACTTGGACCAGCCCGTCTTGCCGTCGTCGTGCTTGCTGTTGCGCTCGGGGTCTCGGTTGTTGCCCTTGCGCTCCTTGTAGCAAATCTCCAGCCAGCTCCACCCGAAGGGCAGCATGGACAGCATCTCCGACAGTGTCATAGCCCAGCCGGGGTCCAGGTCCTTGATGCACTCCTCCACGAACTCGGCGTTCTTGATGTGCTCGGGGCCTTGGTCGAATGGCTCGACCCGCACCGTGGCCCGGCGCATGAGCATGTCGATGGTGAACAGGAACGCACCCACCACGGGGTCGTTGTCCGCCATCTGTCTGTAGACCTGGATGGCCTTCTGTCCCTGCAGTGCAGGGAGGAACTCCTCGAAGATGTACCCGCCAGCCCGCTGGAGGCCGGTGGTACCCAGTTCTGCAACAGGCATGAGTGGCAACTCCTCCGTCGCAGAGTACGGCGCTACGTTCGGCCTGCTGTGTCCTCCATCATCGTCAAGCGCCCACCACAGACGAAGACCGAACTCTGGTGGTGGCTGAAGGCAGTCACGGGCCAGACGGTGCCACCAGTGAAGTGCTGTGCCAATCACGTCGCACCGTTGGACGTGGCCTGGGCCATCTACACCCGTCAGCACCCTGTCATCGTGATCAAGGCGAGCCGAGGCCTAGCCGGCAAGAGCCAGCTCCTGGCCACCATCGCCGTGGGGCTGTCTATCATCCAGGGTGTTGAGGTTCTGGTGCTTGGCGGTTCCATGCACCAGAGCCTCAACGTGCAGAAGATCAGCTCTGATCTTTGGGACTTCCCGAACATGCCCCGGGACCTGTTGCTGCGTGAGCCCACCAAGACCGAGTACGTGATGCGTCACGGTGGCCGTGTGCGTGCGGTACCGGCGTCACAGAAGAGCGTGCGTGGGCCTCACCCCAACATCCTGCTGATGGACGAAATCGACGAGATGGACCTGGAGGTGCTCGATTCCGCCATGGGCATGCCGATGTCCAAGAAGGGCCACCGTGCCGTCACGGTGATGTCGTCCACCCACCAGTACCCGTTCGGCTCCATGACGGAGATCCTGAACCGGGCCAACGACAACGTGGACTGGTGGTCGGTGATGTGGTGCTGGCGTGAGTCCAGCTCCTCGCCCCATGGTTGGTTGGACCCCATGGCTGTCGAGCAGAAGCGGATGGAGCTGTCCCGCATCATGTTCGACGTTGAGGTCGAGCTGCAGGACCCCGTGGTGGACGGCACGTTGTTCCCGCCCGAGCACGTCTATGCGATGTGGGACGAGGCCCGTGGCACCTATGAGGGCAAGCCGTCGGAGTACCTGGAATTCGAGGAGCCACAGATCGGGGTCAAGTACGCCACCGGTGTCGACTGGGCGAAGTCCAAGGACTGGACGGTGATCACCACGAGGCGCATGGACACCTGGGAACTGGTGGCGTGGGAGCGCATGCAGCGGCTGCCGTGGCCGTTCATGATCCGCAAGGCGCTCGACAGGGTGAAGCGCTACCCAGGCTCCATGGCCCATGACGCCACCGGCATCGGTGACGTGATCGCTGACGTGTTCCCCGAAGAGGTGCGCCGGTTCCGCAACATCCACGACGTGGTGATGCGGGGCTCAGAGCGCAGTGAGCTGTTCACCGAGTACATGACAGCGCTGGAGTCCAACACCTTCCACGGTCCCCATGTGCGCTTTGCCCGCAGTGAGCACCTGTATTGCACATGGAAGGACATCTTCACCGTCGCCGGCCACCCGCCCGACTCCATCGTGGCCGAGTGCATGGCGTGGTACTGCCGAGGCAAGTCCCAAGCCGGCAAGATGACCGATGCCGTAGTGCAGCCCCGCAACAGCTCGCCGTGGGCCGGTGGCCTGTCCACCGACCTGGCCGGCATGTCCGTGGGCTCCGACGGTTGGGGCAACTGGCAAGGCTAGTTTGGGGTCCCAAAGCGCTAGCCGTTGATGATGACGGCAGCCCAGATGGCGGCGGCGGCAAAGACGTAAGCCGTGGGCCAAGCGTTGTACACCGCTGCCACGGCTGCCAGCGCCACGAAGAAGAAGCAGTACCTCAGTCTTGGTGGGCGATGTCGGTGGGTGGCAGGGACGGCACGCCCGTGGCTGCGTCGAGCTTGTCGCACAGCTCGCCGTACTGGGCAGCCCACTGCGGGCTTGCCGTTGCCCGTTGCGTGAACCGCAACGCAGTGACGATGAGCATCAGGTCGTCGTACTCGATGTGCAGCACGACACTGGTCATGCGGCAAGCTCGTAGTCCCAGTCGTTGATTCCGCACAGCGGCCAGGCACCACGGCCCTGGCGGAAGTAGATGCTCACTGCCGCCTCGACGTTGGGGCGCACACCTCGTGGCCCTCGGAAGACCTGGAAGATGCTGATGTAGGGGCCGGCTGGGTTGTAGGCGTCAGGGCTGAACGTCCCGCCGGTCTCGCACTCGACCACCGCCATGGCCCAGTGTGGGGCAAAGCCGAAGTAGCCCTCGTCGGTGACGATCATCTGGATGGCGTCACGGTCCCCCGCATCGGCGGCCTGGTCGACGTTGGCCTGCACCTCGGGCCATGTGAGCGGTGCGGTGCGCCCGGGGTCATGGCCACTGATCCACATCAGCAGCGTGGCGATGAACCGCATGGCCGCTTCGACGTACATCTCGTGCTGCATCAGTCCTCCACCACACTGGAGATGGCGGCACAGGGGATCAACACTCGGCCGTTCTCACTGTCGAAGTCCATGAGCCCGTAGCCCGGCATGTTCGTGTTCGCCGTGCGCCATTGGCCCATGAAGTCCGTCAGCGGGATGTTGACCTGGAAGATGCGAGTGCCGAACGTTGAAACGTGGAGCATTCAGCCGAGCTTACCGGGCAGGTAGCTCTGCGGCACCAGGACCTCCACCGGCACGTCCCCGAAGCCCTCTGGTGGGATGGGCAGCCCGCCCTCGTAGAGCTGCTTGACGATGAAGGGCGGCACACCGTGCTCGGGCCGCAGCTTGAACTGCACGACATCGATGACGTTGGTGCCCAGTGCGTTGGTGAACTTGGCGTCCCGCACATGGGCATCCATCGTGACACGACCCAAGTCGTCCATGGTGAAGTCGAGCGCCAGGACGTGCTGGACGTTGAGCCCGCACACCCGTTCCAGCCACTGCAGCAGCGTCACCTGGTTGTTGTGGCTCAGTTCCCGCACCCGGTCGGGGGTAACCCTGAAGCCGATCATGGCAGCGTCGCCTCCTTGAGGCCCTCGATGTACTCGTCCTCGGAGCCGTCGACCACGATGATGGTGGCGCCGTTACTGCTGTTCTGCTGGGCCACGGCGGCTGCCATCTTGTCAGCGGCTGCCTTCATGTCGGCTCCTGGGATGAACTTGCCGGCCCAGGACAGGATCACCGCAGCAGCACGGATCTCACTGTCGGGGCGCCCGCAGTGCAGGTTGCGCCCGAGCGTGGCGATGGCCTCGGTGACGTGCTGGCCCACCGTGGAGATGGTCAGCTCCAGCACCTGTTCCCGGGCCTGCTTGTACTGCAGGTTGAACTCCTCGGTCTGCAGCCACCGTTGGATCGTCTTGGGGCTAATGCCCAAGCGCTTGGCCGCCTGGTGCACAGAGGGGTGGCGCAGCAGCTCTGCGATGACCAGCTCTCGCTGCTCATAAAGGCTGTAGCTGTTGATGCCGGGCTTGATCCGCTTGCCCGGCACGATGCGCACGTTGCCGTTGCCCTTAGGGCCACGGTGCTTGTAGGGGTCCATGGTGCGGCTGTCGCCGTTGACGTGCTCGGGCCGAGGACGGCTCGCCGGCCATGACGTGCGCTTCCCGTTGACCCTGACCCTTGCCTCAGTCACGCCACCACCACTAGCACAGGGAGGTCGTCGTCTTCGGCCTTGTCCAGCTCTCGTGGCCGGTACTTGCGCAGCCACACCTTGCGCTGGCTCCACGTCATGCCGCCCAGGATGGTGTGGCGGTCGTCGCTGCCCACCTTGGTCAAGGCCCACACCCGGCACTCGGTGAGCACCGGGCATTGTCTGCATATGGCCTTGGCCCGCATGATGCGGTGGTTGCGGTCTAACTCGACCCGAGGGTTGTCCTCGTCGTCGTACTCGTTCCAGAAGAGGTCACCAACGTCTTTGCACGCTGCTCGGGATGACCAATCGGATTCGTTGCTGTAGGCATCGAAGGCCGTGAATAGCCACTCCTGCAGCGTCGAGGAGATCCTGCCTCGCAGTGCCGTCTGAAATTCCAGGGATCGCTGCCAGTCCGGGGTACGTGACGACCCAGTCCCGTGCAGCGGCCTGGGCGATGTCGCCCTTGCTTGCGTGTCCATTCCCAGCAACCCGTGCCTTCCATGCCTGGTTGTTCACCAAGAGGCAGGGGAGGCTGAGTTGCTGGGTCACGATCTGGTAGGCGGAGTTGATGAACGCCTGGACCACTGTTGCGTGAGGCCCTCCCTGCCCCACCACGGGTTCTTCGATGAAGACGAACGGGTGGTGATTGGCAGGAAGCGTACTCATGAACTCGCTGAAGCGCAGGAAGGCGAGGTAGGCGTCGGCGGGGTCGTAGGCGTGGTCACCCAGATCGAGTGAGAGGGAGCGGCACCTTACGCCGTCAGTCGACAGCTCCACGAAGGCGTTCCACCTCGTAGAGGGGTCAATGCCGACAACGGAGTGCCCAGACCAGGTCGGACGGCTGGACTTAGATGCCCCCACGGATCCCTTCGACCACGAGCTGGGCTTCGGTGATCTCTCGGGAGCCCCGGTCCACGCACTTGGAGGCCATCTCCAGGAAGTAGCGCAGCTCGCCCTGCCGGAACTTGGGCAGAGCCGAGCCCTTGACTAGCGTCCCGTCGTCTTCCTGGCGGCGGATCAGGATCTCGATCTCCTTGGCCCGCCCGTAT